CTGCTATGAAATTTGACGGCACAGACGATCACTTTATAGTATGGAACAACACCACCGCCCCCTCTTTATTCCAAGATATGGCAGATGAAATTTCGCTTTTTTCGGTAGAGAAAGCAACTGTAATCGATGGAGCTCCTAGCGCTTGGAGTAACGCCAATACAATTATAGAACTACGCCAAAACTCTGGCAGTAGTGGAACAAAAGTTTCCTTTAGCGTTGGATACAGTGATGATAAATTTGGCTTTGGCGTTACCGATGATTTAAACACAAGCCAAGAAATAAAATATTCTTCGAGTATTTCTGTGGCTCAAAGATTATCCTCTTCAATAGTTAACGGAGATGATTTAGACGTAAGCTTAAACGGCTCAAGTGCCATAGACGCCACGTTTACAGTAGCAACAGGGGACAGAAGCGTAGGCAGCGGAAATAGTTCTATGACTATTGGCGTGCGCTCTCGTAATGGGGGGCAAGCAAATAACGCTTTTTACACTGGAAAGCTTCAAGAGATAACAATTTATAAGGCAGATAAATCTAGCGATAGGGCTGCAATGAACGCGAATATAAACGATCGTTACGGAGATATTTACTAATGAAGCACTACATTTTTAACACCGAACAAGCGGCACTAGATTACGATAAGGCCGTATGCGATAAGCACAACTTTAGCGCAGGAACAAATTTCGCGAACCCGCGCAAGCATCCGACCAAAAAGAAGTGGGCAATTTCCGCGAGTCCAAGGGTGGAACTTGAAAACAAGGAGCCAATAGAATTAACGAAAGACTGGTTTAAAGATTTGATATGATACAAACTGCTTCGCTTATTGCTTTATTTTCGTTTCTCTTTGCCGCGTTCCGAGAACTATCAGAACACTCCACCGAGGGTAAGTTTACAAACTGGCCTGATTGGTGGAACGCCTCCGAGAGTTGGACGAATAAACATAGCTGGGGGCCTGATTGGTTGCCTCGTTGGGTGTTTGGTTCTGCTTTAGTTTGGTTAACAGATGCGGAACACTTCTTCCAATTACTAAGCACGTTTAGCATATTGGCAATGATCTTTATATTAGGCGGTTGGGAGTTGGCTTTAGTTGCCTACCTTGCACAAGCCCTTGCGGGTTTGCTTAAATCCTTTACCAATATCAGATGAAATTAACAAACAACTTTAGCCTACACGAGTTCTTAGACTCTCGCTTTTTTAACAAGGTAGAACAGAAACGAGTTTACGATAGCTACGAGGTAAATAAGTTCCAATTAGAACCGAACTTAATTGTATTGGTCGATAACCTACAAGTGCTTAGAGATCATTTAAACGCTCGTATATCTATAAACATTAGCTACCGCCCTAAGTGGTACGAACTAAGCAGAGGGCGCAGCGGGAACAGCCAGCACGTAGAATTAAAAGCCGCTGATATTGTGGTTGATGGTTGGGAGGCTCAAGACGTTGCCAAGGAAATAGAGCAGCTTATAGAAGAAGGTAAGATGATTGAGGGCGGCGTAGGTAGATATCATTCATTCACTCACGTAGATGTAAGAGGGATTAAAGCACGTTGGAACGGATGAAAGAGCATATTGATACAATAAAGCTTTGGTTGTTGAATGTAGCTGGCGGACTATTAACGCTAACCGAGGCGCTAGGAACAATTGCTAGTGCAATCGGAGCAATAGCGGCAGCGGTTTACACAATCTACAAGCTGGTGATATTGCACAGAGACAACAAAAAGAAAACAAAATGAATTGGATTAGCTGGCTAGTTGGGAAAAGTGATAAGGGTATAGTCGATCAGGTTGCTGATGGGATAGATAAATTTGTTTATAGCGGTGAAGAAAAGGCAGAGAATCAAGCGAAATGGGAAAGCGAAGTAACAAAGAGATGGCAAGCGGATAGCGAAGCACCTATTACAAGGCTAACAAGGCCCTTCTTAGTTATATTCACAACGATAGTTATATTTGTGTTCGGTGCTTTAGATGCAAGCTTAGAGGGTTTCTCTATAAGTCAACAATATTTAGACCTCTTCACGATTACTTGGACTGTAATGATTACGGCTTATTTTGGTGGTCGGTCATTTGAAAAGGGAATTGTAAGAAAAAAATAGTATATTAGCCATTCAACACCGGGATTATTTAGTAGTGTTTTTCATAGTGCATGTTTAATTTGGTTGGAAGCCTCGGAGAAGTTCGGGGCTTTTTTGTGTTGTTATGTAAAATAATAGTATTACATTGCACCTATCAAATAACACACTATGACATTCACAGAAAAAGCAAAAGCGTTTAACCACATTGTAATAGCTTGGCAATCCGACACCGAAAAGGTTAGGGTAGCATTCCAAGAGCAAATTAGAATCTGCCAGCAGCTACCGGTAGAACATCCTCAACTAGAACTTGCCACGGATCAACTCCACGAGTACAGTCACCTATTGAAGTTCAAATTAAACAACCCACCTAAATACAAGTAAACATGAGTACTACTGAATTAACACGAATTGAGAATTTACAAAAAGTATCCAATCAAATTAATGAAGCTTATTCGCCTGAGCAAATTGGAGTAATACAAAAGAGCGTCGCTAAAGATACCACCTTTGCAGAGTTAGCTTACTTCTTAAACGTATGTAAGACAATGGAGCTAAACCCTTTTAATAAAGAGGTGTGGTGTTATAAGGATAATAGAGGTAATCTTTTAATCTTTTCGGGCCGTGATGGTTTTCTGTCCAAGGCACAAAAGAACCCGCTATTTAATGGGATGCGTTCCGCTGCTGTTTGTGCAAATGATGATTTTAAAATGAACATTGCAACGGGTGAGATTAGCCACTTTCCAAACTTCAAAGAAGATAGAGGCGCTATTATCGGAGCGTATGCAATAGCGTTCAGAAAGGGAGGAGAGGCTACTATAGAGTGGGCAGAGTTCGCGCGATACAATAAAGGCTATAACGCTTGGAAGAGTCACCCAGAGGAGATGATTAAGAAAGTAGCTGAGTCACATTCATTAAAGAAAGCATTTGGCATTTCAGGTGTGCAGTCAGAATATGAGTATGACGTAAAAAACAACATAGCTGCTCCTATTGGTGCGACTGCTAAGGTTGATAAATTACAAGTCTTACAAGACCTACTTGATGAGAAAGCAATGGATATAACTCAAGAGGATTATGCAGCTATTAAATTAGTAATAGACGGCAAAGAGGAATCAAGCTATGACAAGGCAATAAAAGTATTAACCGAATTACAAACTAATAATGATTAGCAGAGTAGCCAACTTTAGCAGTTCAAGCGCGCACCGATTAATAGGCGCGGGAAAGCGACCAATGACAGCGGACGAACTAGCGGCACGACCTAAGAAGGGGGTCGGTAGTGCGGTTAAGCAAATCGAAGACAGCACAATGTTAGGAGCAACTACCATTAGCTACATAAAGGAGAAGGTACGCGAGGAGAAGCTAACACGATCACTACAGGCCGACAGCAACGCCCGCCCTTTAATTTGGGGTAAGGTTATGGAGCGGTATGTTTTCGAGCGGAAACTAGATACAAGTTATCGAGATGGCAACCAACAAGGCAGAGTTGAGCATACAACTGTAGACCGTTGGAACGGCATACCGGATACTTTAAGAGTAACGGTAGACAATAACATAGTCGGGGATATTAAATGCCCATTCAGCTTAACTTCTTATTGCGATACAATAGAAGCAATTGAGTCGGGGTTAGATGTTTACAAACTAGAGAAGAGTGAAAACTACTGGCAGCTAATTAGTAACGCTTGTTTACTGCAGAGTAAGTTAGAGATCCCATTCAACCAAGGCGAGAGTATTATCTACGTTCCTTATGCTAGTGAGCTGCCCGATATTAGAGACTGGATTAGTCAAGACTTTACACCTGAGAACGAAGGATTAACACCTTTCCAATGCGAGTGGATTTATAATCAAATAGTGGGTCTGATTACTAGCGGCCAAGAGCCTAGCTTCCCCTACCTACCTGATGCATCAAGTTATACAGATTTAACATCTTGGACGTTTGACATACCGCAAGCAGACAAAGACCTACTAACCGCGCGTGTAATAATGGCGGTAAATGAACTTAACAAACAATTAATTAAATTATGAATAACACAATACTAGACCACGTTCTAAGCGTGGTTTGCAAATCGTACAAGGTCACGCGCAAAGAGATGACCGCCAAGCAAGAAGCGGGAAGAGGTGGGAACGATGACATCACTCTAGCCCGTGGCGCTTATATGTTCCTTAGTTCTGAAATTGGTATATCGGGCGTAGCGGCTTCTAGGTATCTTTTTCTTAATAAAGGGAACGCCAGTACCTACCGGACTAAGTTTATTCAGACCGAGAGCGAGATTAAAAAGCAAAGATTAAGATTAGCTATTAACCGAAAATTAAAGTAATGAGTAAATTATATCTTATACAAGATTGGGGAGTAAACATTGAATGTATTGAACCCATAAAGCAAACTGATAAAAGCTATTGGGTTGAGTTTCAGTTAGCGGATGGATGTCCTATTGAAATTCAGCAATATAGAAAAACTACTAATTACGATCAAGCTTTTGACTCTAAAGAAGAAGCAAAGCAAGCAATAATAAATAGATGCACATTATCTATTAGTATATTAGAGAGGGAACTAAAACTCGCAAAAATAAATTTACAACTTACAAAAGATATTTAGACGATGAAAAGTAGAACCAAAACCGCGGCAATGATAACCACCTGCACCCTGCTATCATTCCTAGCCGCCTACCTACTCGCTGACGAGAGCGGCAGACCTAATCCATTAGAACACTCACTGCTTATCTATGGAATGTGGGTGTGCGCGGGAATCCCTATTGGGGTGGTGACGGTTATATTTTCATTGTTAATTACACCGATTAGAGAAGAATTAAACAACAAGTAAATTATGAATATAAATGAATTAGTAGGCAAAACACTTACAAAAATAGATTTATCAGAAAGGGAAATTATTTTTCACTGCATCAATGGTGCTAAATATTTAATGCATCACAAACAAGATTGTTGTGAAAGTGTGGTTGTTGAAGATATTACAGGAGACTTAGTTGATTTAATTGGTACACCAATATTAAAAGCAGAAGAAGTAAGTAATGACAACTTTGAAAAAGCATTTAACGATAGCTTTACATTAAAAAAAGGTGATTACAGCAAGAAAGATAAGGACGGAATGTACGAGCCTGAATCTTGTACTTGGACGTTTTACAAATTAGCTACTATTAACGGATATGTAGATATCAGATGGTATGGAGAAAGTAATGGCTACTACTCTGAGGGAGTAGATTTTAAATTAATAACAATCGATTAACAACAAATGGAAATACAAGGAACGATTAAACGCATCTCTCCAACGGTAGATGTAAGCGCCAAGTTTAAGAAGCGCGAGGTAGTAGTAACAACGCAGGAGCAATACCCGCAGCAAATTAGTATAGAGTGCCATCAAGACAAAGTAAGTCTCTTAGATGGCTTTAGCGAGGGGCAAGAGGTTACTGTAGGTATCAACATTAGAGGCCGCGAATGGACATCTCCACAAGGCGAGGTTAAATTTTTTAATACAATTGTAGCCTGGCGAATCGACACAGCGAAACAAGTACCTCCAGCACCTAGTTACGGAAAAGCACCAACAGCCATACCTGCAATGGCCCCACATACTGATGAAGATGAAGATAGCTTTGGAAATGCGCCTTCAATGGCTCCAATAGCTGACGGGGAAAGCGATGACCCCCCATTTTGATAGTAAAGCCTAAAAAATGCCGAGAGTGCGGAGGGGAGTTTAAACCCTTCCGCTCTACTCAGGTGGTATGCAGTACTTCATGCGCGATTAAACAAGGGGCAGCGGTAGCGAAAAAGAAAGAGGCAACC